CATCATCTATGGGAAGTTCATGGTCTAACGACCTTTACTTCGTCTCTCCAGAGCAATCCGGTGGCACTGAGGTCGAGTACGTCAACCGCGATGGCGCTGTTGTGACCTATGAACCCGTACCTATTGCGGCTGGCGGTTTTGAACTGACGGGTAGTAACAATCTTCCTCAGCCCAAGGTTCAAATATCGAACATTGATGGAAAGATGACGCTGTATAACTTTGATTTTGAGGATCTAATTGGTTTTAGTCTTACACGAATCCGTACCTACGCAAAATACCTGAAGTCTATTGACGGTGTTGCGCAAGCTGGGTACGACAGTAATGCGCACTTTACTCCTGATACTTGGTGGTTTAATCGAAAGGTAGAGGAGACAAAGTTAGGTGTTGTGTATGAACTGGCATCCATATTCGATCTAGAAGGAACTAGACTTCCAAAACGCAGAATGTATAGTAACTTTTGTCCTTTTGAATACAGAGGTCCCGAGTGTAACTACACAGGTCCAGCGGTTTCTTCTCCTGATATTTGCCCTAAAACTCTTGAGGCTTGTACTGCTCGATTTGGCGGTCAAAATTCTCCACTGCGATTCGGTGGTTTTCCTGCAGCAACTGACCGCTAGCCCATGGCTAAACTTCTTCACAGACGTATAGCGCAGATTTCTAGGAAGGCTTTGCCGAACGAGGCCTGTGGATTTGTCGTAGATGGGAAAGCCGTAGCTTTAGAAAACAAAGCAGAAAACCCAACAGAGGCTTTCCTTATCTCCGCGCATGATTATCTGACCTATCGATCCGATACTATTTTTCACTCGCACCCACTAGGCGACCATTCTTTTAGCGAGCATGACATCCTTGTAGCTGCGAATATGGAGTTGACCTCTTATCTTTATGTAGTTGATGCTGACCGGCTTGAGGTTCTAAGCCCAAGTGGTGACATACAGATTTTTGACAAGGTACTAGGTAAATGATGAAGATCAGGCTGGAAGGTGTAGCTGGCAAACGATTTGGTTACGAACATAACTTAGATGTTCGCACTCCGAATGAGGCTATTAGAGCCCTATGCCAGCTCATTCCTGGGTTCAGAGCATTCCTTAGTTCTGCGCACGAATACGGTCTGTTCTTTCAGCTACTGACGAAAGATGATCTAATCGGCTACGACCATCTGGACTTTGGGGCGTCTGAGATGACGTTAGTTCCTGTTGTCACAGGTAGTTTCTTTAGAAGCGCAATCGGTCAGATTCTATTAGGTGTTGTCCTCGTAGCTTTTGCCTTCACTGGCTTCGGAATTATCACCTTCAGCGCTAAGGCTGCATCCATCTCGGTCGGTATTAAAACGGCCATCATGAGTATGGGCTTCGGCATGATATTCACAGGCATCGCCGGTCTTTTTGCTCCGGGTGTACCAGACCCTGAGATGAAGACTGAGGGAAAGCCCGCTGACGATGCAATTACAAATGCGGGCACAGGTACAGCAGGAGATGGTACTCCAGTGCCAGTCGTTTATGGAGAAACCTTAGTAACAAACATTCCAGTTATAAGTTCTTATATTCTTGACGGTCCAGAAGAGGCAGACGCTAAAGCATATTGGCTTGGTGTTGTATCTGAAGGTGAGATTGAGGGTTTTCCAAACAGTAAAGAGGAAGATATATTTTTCAATGGATTAAAGGGTGTAGCCGCTGGTGTTGATGTTGTTGAGTTTACAGACGGAACCCAGAATGATGTTCAGATAACGGAAATCAAAAACCAAGGATTTCACATGCAAATCGGGACATCGTTCCCTTTAGGCGGTGGTGAGTACACCGATAATATCCCTTTATCGGAAAGTCCCAACACAGTTGTTGTTAGATCTTTTAATCAGCCTTATGCGGACAAGATTCGGATAAGGATTATGCAAGAGCCCTTCTACCAAACTAGAAATTTCACAAGCAAGAAGGGTGATGGAGAGTTCAAATATCTAGAGTACGCGAGAGACAAAGACGATTCTGGTGGTGCTAATAATCCAACTAAATATAGGATCCAGGTTTTTGCTGATGGAAGCCTTTTCCATACCGTTGAGCACCCGACAGCTGAAAGAATTCTTCATAACAAGCTTGTCGTCCATGAAGTCGATGTTTCAGGTAGAGCCCAACCTATCTCTGTAAGGATTGAGCGTATCGACAGGAACCAACCTCCTGAGCCATATAACTATCGTGGTGGCTCTGGATCTAGAAGTTATCAGTGGGTTAAAGGTGGTTTTACTTGGCTCTCCATGGAGGTTCTGTGGAATGAACGTCTCGTTTACCCACATACATCTCTACTAGCCTGCAGTTTCAAGGCAGGAGCCGTGAGCCGAATACCTGGCATCACAGCACTTATTAAAGGGAAAAAGCTGCCTGTACTTAGGCGTGATCTCAGTGTCACTTATGAGTGGTCTCGTAACCCTGCAAACGTGGTACTCGACCTGCTCACAAACCCCAGGTACGGTGCTGGCCACCGGACTTTCACAACAAATGCACCTCTTAATCAACAGGTATTCCAGCCAGGGATTCGGTTTGACGATATAGACAAGGCATCTTTCTACAAGGCACAAAAATACTGCGAAGACCACGACATAACCTTCGATGCAACCGTCGCAGGTGATGCTGACACTATTGAACTACTGCGAAGTGTTACGTCAACCTTCCAGGGTCAGCTGATCTATCAAGGTGGTTATGTTTCTGTCGTCATTGATGACCAAGTCAAAGACACCAACCAACATTTCTTATTCACTGATGCAAATGTGATTCAAGGTTCAGAAGGTGGAGAAGCGGAGCCTGGCTTTATTTATGAGGGAACTGGCAAGCGGGCGAGGACAACTGCTATACAAGTAAGCTACATCGACAAAACAAACTTCTACAAAGAAGCCAAAGTGCTTGTAGAGGACCGTGACGCGATGCAGAAGTACGGATACAACCTGAACAAGATCAGGGCATTGGGTTGCACAGATCGTGAGCAGGCTTTGCGGATGGGTCGATATACCTTAGCCACAAATTTAAGATCAACTGAAACAGTCTCGTTCAAAGTAGGTCCAGAAGGAGCATTGCTTCTTCCAGGCGACGTATGTCTGATTGGCGACCCCCTTAAGACCCGTATTGAAGCTGGCGGCCGGGTTGCTAACGCTACTAAAAAATTGGTAACAGTTGATCGTGACCTTACTACTGGTGTCAATTACACAGATGGTGAGTGGTATTTATATACATATACAACTGGAGGTTTGGCTGAACGCAGTAAAGTTAAATCGATTACTGGCAGGACCATCACGGTATCTGGGTTTAGTCAAGCCCCCTCATCAAATATGCTCTGGATTCTCGTTGACGAAGGTCCAACCAATAACACTGCACACAGATTCAACAGGTATAAGGTTCAGAAGATTACCGAAAACAATGACGGCACATATTCAATTATTGGTATCAAGTATGATCACGCCAAATATGATTTTGTAAATAAAGGGGAAGCCGACTACGGCCAACGTAAGACGCTTAATACGAAAGTAAATAAGGGGCTTGATGCCAGCAAAATTGACTTCAAAATCCGTACAACAAATCCAATGCCATAATGACAGCCATCGATCCCACATCCAGAGTGAGTATATTCTGGGAAGCTCCTATGCAAATTGTGCAGGGTGCGCTTGATTACGTTTTTGCCGGATCACTCGTTAGCTCAGAAATCCGTGACACCAATATCGACAGGTACGAACTTGAGCTTTACAACACAGAGCTTCAGCGGTATGTAAATCAAGGTTATTTCTATCGGGAACAAGCGGATATAACTGTAGCTGATTCCGCAAATGTTAAGATCAGAATACGAGCTTTACTGCGCGACGAAACTAAAACTCCTTGGGTTGAGTCCGGTACACTCATTTTGTCTACTACGCAATTCGATTTTGCGGAGCCAGATAATTCTATTCTCTTGGGTTTTGTCTGATGTCCCTTTTTGGAAGAGACGCTAACGGTGGTGATGCTTATATTCGAGCGTCGGGTACACCTAGTGCCACCGATGGACTCGTCACTTTTCACGACGCCTTCACTAACGATCTCAAGTACAAAGCGCTTGATCTGACTGCTAGCGCCGACGTCATTCCATTGGTCGCTAATACCAAGCTTCGTGTCATGTCTGTGACTCTTAGCGCTAGCGCTGCGTGCAACGTTCAGTTTCAGACAGGCGCAACTGACAACGTCACCGGAAAAATCTACCTGCCTGTAAACGGCACGGTGCAACTTAGTAACCCGCTCGGTCTTTTTGAGTCTGATTCTGGTGAAAAGATCAACGCCGTTATTACAGGTACTGCAAACGTTGGCTTGTCTGTTGCCTACCGCGAGGTCTGATCGTGACGAGAGTTCATGGCCAATTATTTAGTGATGGCCGTAACGGCCTTTTGGTTGTTAAGCCTTCTCAACCCTTCTTTGGTGTCCCTCGCCATGAACGTCATTTCGACGTTACCGACGGATCGATCGACATCAACCTTGACCCCACCCCGGCGGGGGTAAGTTATCTCGTCGCCTTCAAAGAAAAAGGCGACATCCGTAAAACCGATTTCACGCTTCAATGGCGTGTTCCCGACCGGGAGTCTTACGACATCACTCCTGGTGCAAGTCAGGCCCGTGAATCTCAGACTGCGGCTCCCTCAGCATCTATTTACGAAAGAGTCCAGCTCAAACGTGCCGCCAACGAACTAGGTGATGCGCTCAGTGAGCAAAGCCGTCTTGAGACGAGCCTTCTCAACGCCCAGAGCCGCATTGCTGTTCTTGAGGGTCAGCTTGATGACTTTCGACGTGCTGCGGAAGAGGCTCTAATGTCTAGGGATAGAACTATTGCTCAATTAACTGAGCAAACTGCGCCTGAAGTAAAAACCATCTACGTTGATAAGCCGGTTCCGCCTGCTGCTCTTGAGGCGCGTGTAAAACGACTTGAAGCAGAGAATATACGGCTATTAGATCTCAACGCTGAATACTATAAATCGGTCGTAAACCTTCATCAGTTACAGTTAGATAAAGCGCGTAACACACCTCCGCCAGTAACTGTCGAACAAGGTAATTCGCCGCATCAGCGACTTCGTCGTAAGCTCCTAGGTAACTAATCAATGGCTCTCGATAATATCGCCGTAACTGTCAGAGAGGGGGACAGCTTCGATGAGCTACACCTTGTCGTCGAAAAGCCCTGGGGTACGCCCTATAACTACTCTAATTCTGTCCTGGTAGCGGATATTCGTCGTTTCTTTAATGATAATACGACACCAACTTCCGCTGTTGATAGCTTCGGAATTGTAGAACTGGATCCAGCTAACGGAAAAATTGCACTTAAACTTTCTAGCCGTCAAACCGAAGCTCTAGGAAGGAATGTACCTATCGGTTACACCGAACGAGGACTAGAGCGTGCTGGTCTAGGCCTTTCCGTTGATGTCTCGGATGAACTTCAGGGTAAGTTTCTCTGGGATTTACGGGAATACTATTCCGATACCCAAGCAAGTATTAGTTCTATTACTTCCGGTACTGCATTCACCACTACGGGTGGCATCTCTGCTAACAAAGTTAGGATCACAACGAGTTCAGCTCATAAGTTGACCCCAGAAGATCAGATCATCATTAGCGGCACTGGTCAAAGTTCATTTGATGGTGTCGATTTCAACGCTAATAAACTTTCAATTATTAGCGGAAATGTTTTTGAGATTGAACCCACAACGGCTGGTGCTCCTGCATTTTCTGTTGGATCCAGCCAGGGTACAATAGCTGTGTATAAAGAAGATACTCTGGCGATCGGAACGCTAGAGGTTATCCCAAGAATTTCTAGAGATTCCGTTAGTTAAGGTAATTCCTTATGGCCAGCGTTGAAGAAGGCGTAAGTGTAATTTCAGTAGGAAGGACTACGCCGGTTCCTGCTGGTCAAAACACTGCAGCTAACTCCCTACCTGTAGTCATTGCATCTGACCAGACACCGGTCCCGATCCTTGACAACCTCAGTGCTCCCTCACAGGTTCGTGACGACCTGTTGGGTATTCCCCGTGTCCAGACTCCTCTGGCGATTTTCGATGACACAAACCTCATCGACATTGATCCAAATATCTGGGCCAAGAATGAACAAACGACTTCTGGGGCAAAAGTAACTGAGGTCAATCACATTATTGATCAGTCTGCTGCTGAAGTCCGTCTGAAGACCGCAGCAGCTAATGGTAACGTTGCCAGCTTGATTACTAAGCAAGCTTTTCCTTACCAAACAGGTCGAATCACGAGCGCCTCTTTCGGCGTTGCCTTGTCTACAGACAATTCTGCAACGCTTGAATTTGGAATGTTTGACGCCAGCGATGGCTACTTTATGCGTGTTGTTGGCGGCAACTTGTTTTATGTCCGTCGAACCAGCAGTGGCGAACGCCCTTCCGACCACCTGAATGGTTACACCGCTCAAGGAACTGACCCCACCACCTTTACGGTTGATGCTGCGGTAATGACCGCACAACCTACCCGAACGGACGAAGGAACTATCTACAAGCTAATCAGCTCCTCACCCAACGTGATGGAGGAGATCGTTCCGCGTAAGCACTGGAACGGTGACACCATGGTGGGTGAAGACGGTGCGAGCTTGATTGGTGCTGCAGATGCTAACTCTGCACACAAACTCAGCCTGACGAATCTCTGCATGGTTCGTATTGAATACGGCTGGTACGGCGGCACTGGTTCTCGTCTGCTCTTCTATGTTCCCGAGGACGCAAACCTTGCTAGCGGTGCATCGGTCAAGGCATCAAGGTGGTGTATCGCTCACAACCTAAATTGCAGCGACCGGATTCCCTATCCCTCTTTGGGTAATCCCACACTGCCTATGCAGTTCCGGGCGGAGAAGTCCGGCACCCTCTCTGCTGACTCATACATCCGTAAGTACGGCGCACAGATCAGTATCGATGGTGGTGACGCCGAAAAGCTAGCCATCTTCAGTCAAGATGGCGCGAAAGTCGCTTCTATTGGAACCAGCGTCTTCAAACCGCTCCTGGCTATTAGGATCAAAGAAAATATCACTAACAACCAGGGAGAAAGCAAGCGAAACCTACTTCGTGTTTTCCCACTTATCTTGTCCATGGTCAGCT